TACACAAGCTGCTTATGATACTCACGGTACAATGTTAAGTGATATCGTATTAGGAAGAAAAGATTGTATCGCATTTATATCACCAAGACGTGGTGCTGTAGTTAACGCAACAAATTCAACAACTGCAACCGACAACGTTGTTAATGATGCTGCAACTTTACCAAGCAACTCTTACTTAGTACTAGATAGTGGATACAAACGCATGTACGACAAATACAATGATACATTTAGATTTGTACCATTAAACGGTGATATTGCTGGAACATGTGCTAGAACTGATCAAGTAGCAGATGCATTCTTCTCACCTGCTGGATATAACAGAGGAAGAATCAGAGGTGCAATCAAATTAGCATACAATCCAAATCAATCTGAAAGAGATAGACTGTATAGAGGTCGTGTTAATCCTGTAATCAATCAACCAGGTCAAGGTGTTGTTCTGTTTGGTGATAAAACGGCATTGACATCCCCTTCAGCATTTGATAGAATAAATGTTAGAAGATTGTTTATTCTTTTAGAAAAAGCAATTTCAACTGCTGCTAAATTCCAACTCTTTGAGTTCAATGATGAATTTACAAGAGCACAATTTAGAAGTTTAGTAGAACCTTTCTTACGTGACATTCAAGGACGTAGAGGTATTACAGACTTCTCAGTAGTAGCAGACGGAACAAATAACACTGGTGAAGTTATTGACAGAAATGAATTTGTCGCAGACATTTTTGTTAAACCATCTAGATCAATTAACTTTATCAACTTAAACTTCGTAGCGACACGAACTGGTGTAGCGTTCACTGAAGTAGCAGGAGCAGTATAATGGCAAACATAGACGATTTTAAAGCAAATCTTGTAGGCGGTGGCTCACGTGCTAATCAGTTTAGAGTGACTATTACACCACCAACTGGTATCGCAATCGGACTGAATGTAAGACAAGCATCTTTCTTAGCGAAGGCTTCAAACTTACCAGGTCAAACACTTGGTGAGATTCCTGTACCATTTAGAGGTAGAAATATCTACATCGCAGGTGATAGAGAGTTCGAAACGTGGACTGCAACTTTCATCAATGATACAGACTTCAACGTAAGAAACGCAATTGAAAGGTGGATGAACGGTATCAACGACTTAGCAGAAAACACAGGTGTTACTGCTGCAACTGATTATCAAGCAGATTTAACTGTTGAGCAATTAGATAGAGATGATACAGTTCTTAAAACTTACATTTTTAGGAATGCATTCCCACAAACAATCGCACAGATTGACTTATCATATGAGACAACAAATGCGATTGAGGAATTTGAGGTGACTTGGAGATATCAACACTTTGAAGCAAGTGCTGTAAACTTCTAATTTACCTACTATAAATAATAGAGTAGGAGCATAATATTATGGCAGAATTATTCGGATTCAAGTTCGAAAGAATCAAGGATAGCGATAGTAAGGAAAAATTCACATCGCCTTCACCCGATGACGGTACAGTCGAAGTCTCGGGTGCAGGCCACTTTGCAACTGTATTAGATACAGACGGTAGAGATAGAAATGAATATGACCTTATTAAACGTTATCGTGATGTTTCGCAACAACCTGAATGTGATAGTGCGATTGAAGACATTGTTAACGAAGGTATCGTTGCCAATGAAAGAGATCAAGCAGTAAGTATCATTTTAGATCAACTCCCATACAGAAAAGTAGTTAAAGATAAGATTAGAGAGTGTTTCGATGAAACATTATCCCTTTTAGATTTTGATACTAAAGGACATGATATCTTTAGACGTTGGTATGTGGACGGAAGAATTTATTATCATAAGGTTATAGATACAAAAAATCCAAAACTCGGTATTCAAGAATTAAGATATATCGATCCAAGAAAAATTAGAAAAGTAAAAGAAGTTCAAAAAAGTAACAACAGAGGTCAAGGACCAGACTTAATTAATAAAACAGTTGATTATTACATTTACAATGAAAAGGGTGTAAATACAACTACAACACAAGGTGTTCGTATTTCGCCTGATGCGATAACATACGTGCCATCTGGTTTAATTGATGCAAATAAAAATCACGTTTTATCTTATTTACATAAAGCAATTAAACCTGTCAATCAATTACGAATGATTGAAGATTCTCTTGTAATATATCGTATTTCAAGAGCACCAGAACGAAGAATTTTTTACATTGACGTAGGAAACTTACCAAAAGTAAAAGCAGAACAATATTTAAGAGATGTCATGAACAGATATCGAAACAAACTTGTTTATGATGCAAAGACTGGTGAGATTAGAGATGATAGAAATCATATGTCAATGTTAGAAGATTTCTGGTTACCAAGAAGAGAAGGTGGAAGAGGAACAGAAATAACAACATTACCAGGTGGATCAAATCTTGGTGAGATTGATGATATTGTTTATTTTCAAAGAAAATTATATCGTTCCTTAAATGTTCCTATTTCGAGACTAGAAGCAGAACAAAACTTTTCACTTGGTCGATCTACAGAAATCACTAGAGACGAATTAAAGTTCTCAAAGTTTGTACAAAGAATACGAAAGAAATTTACACCATTATTTAATGATATCTTGAAGTCACAATTAGTTTTAAAAGGTGTCATAAATATTAATGAGTGGAAATCTATTAAAGAACATATTCAATATGATTTCATGCAAGATGGTCACTTTGCTGAATTAAAAGAAGCAGAAATGCTTAAAGAAAAGTTAGACAATTTAAGTCAAGTAGAATCATATATTGGAACATTCTTTTCAAAAGAGTGGGTACAAAAAAATGTTCTTAAAATGACAGATTATGAAATTGAAGAAATGAGAAAACAAATCAATAAAGAATCTGGTATTGAACCAGAAGACGGTGGATTGAATCTTGGCGATAACGATGGTATAACAAACGAACCATTAAAATCAGAGCCAGAAGGAGTAGAAGATGAGCAGTGATAAAATCGTAGATGCATTATCAAAAAGCAAAACACTTGATGCTGAGGATGCATTTAAAGAAACAATGAAGGCAAAAGTAGCAGATGCTATTGAAACTAAAAAAATGGAAGTTGCAAAAGGATTTGTAAATAATCACTTGCCTGATAATACGGAAAATACAGAAAATTCAGATGAGTAAGAAATTTGATGACCTTTATTCATCTTTATCTGAAAAAGATGAACACAAGAAAACGAAAGAATATCGGAAACTGTCTCCAAAAATGAAAAAGGCAGTTGATGAATTGTTTCAAAAACTTGACACTAAAGGTTCAAATTTCCTAAATAATTTTGAAAAAACAATAAAAAACGTTGCAAAAACGTTTAGAGTATCGGAAAAGGAATTATACGATTACTTTGAACAAGAAGCAATGAATATACTTAACTAGGGGAAGTAAATGGCAGTAAACGCAATTATATTAAGTGATAAAGATTTTGAAACCATTGTCAAAGTTACTACTACGGGCACAAATTCTGCGGCAAGTATTGTTGATGCTTCAACACTTAGTGGTGCTGCCACAGACCCACGATTATCAATCGTATCATGTCAATGGAGTATTGGATCACAAACAAATATTTTATTTGATGCGACAACACCAGATGTTGCATTATCATTAAACGGAAGTGGTGGATATAACATCGGTGGTCAAACAATGCCATCAATTCCAAACCCAGAATCGACAGGTGTAACAGGTGATATTAAATTAACTAATGGTTCGGCTTCAGTTGGAACAGTTTGGATCAAATTAAGAAAGGTATCGGGTTACGATAATCTGGTGTAAGATATGAATACAGTTAAACTTATTACAGAAGCAAACGATTTCAGTACTTCAAACTATCTTATTGAAGAAAAGGATGGTAAGAAAGAATATAAAATTCGTGGTATCTTTATGCAATCCAATATTAAGAATAGAAATGGTAGAGTTTATCCAAGAGAAGTTCTTATGAAAGAAGTAAAGCAATATCACACAGATTATATCTCTAAAAATAGAGCATTTGGGGAACTAGGACACCCAGATGGTCCAACAGTAAATTTAGATAGAGTATCACACATGATTACAAAATTAGAAAATGATGGTGATAACTTTATCGGTGAAGCAAAAATAATGTCAACTCCTATGGGAAATATAGTAAAATCTCTCATGGATGAAGGTGCGACATTAGGTGTTTCATCTAGAGGTATGGGGAGTTTAGACCAAAAAGGTGGTGTGAACTATGTGAGAGATGATTTCAAACTTGCAACAGCAGGTGACATTGTGGCAGACCCATCAGCACCTTCCGCCTTCGTTGAAGGAATTATGGAAGGAAAAGAGTGGGTTTGGGATCACGGTTCACTTGTTGAAGCACAGATATTTGAAATGAAACAAAGAATTGAAGAAAGAGTTAAAGCAAAAAAGGATAAGGAATCAGCATTAGAATTTGCGAAATTTCTTAAAATGCTTTAATTTATAAATAATGAAGTATAAATATAACAATAAAGGAGAGATCCCCATGGCTAATGAATTAGACAAAACCATTGAGGAATTAGAAGCGGAAGTTTTGGCTGAACTTGAAGAAGCCAATGGTGCTGATGCTCCTAAGAAAAATGCAGTTCCAGCTGAAAAAGGCGAAACTGTTTCCGATGGTAAAACTAAAGTAGATAAATCTGCAAAACCTGCTGAAGTGGGTGATGCATCTGTCGCTGCTGGTAAATCCACAAAAGAAGTCTCTGGTGATAAAGCTCAAAAGGGCGAAGGTAAACCAGAAGCAGCTCCAAAACTCAAAGAAGAAGATGAAAAGGAAGACGAGAAAGACGTTGAAAAGGATTCTGATTCTGAAGACGAAGATGAGTTAAAGGAAGTGGATCACGGCAAGATGAAAGAGACTATGATCAAAGCAATGAAGTCAATGAAAAAAGACGACATGGCTGAATTATATGCTCAGTACATGAAAGCATCAATGATGAAAACTAAAGATGAAATGTACAAAGAAATGATGAACGGTATGGACAAGATGTCTAAGGACAAAATGGAAAAACTACATGCCGCTTATAATGCCGAAAAGATGCATGGCGATGACGAAGAAGAAAAGGATGCTAAAACTGAAGAGAGATTAAAGTCTGTAAACGTAAAAGAACACGTTGACGCTCTTTTAGGTTCTGACACAAACCTTTCTGAAGAATTTAAAGTAAAAGCTGCAACAATCTTTGAAACTGCTGTAAAATCTAAGATCAGAGAAGAAATCAAGAGATTAGAGGAAGAATATAAATCAGAGTTAAACGAAGAAGTTGCTGATGTACATGCTTCATTAACAGAGAAAGTAGATAACTACTTAAACTATATTGTTGAAGAGTGGATGAAAGAAAACGAACTTGCTCTTGAGCGTGGTCTCAAAGGCGAAATCGCTGAAGATTTCATCTCAGGTCTAAAAACATTGTTTGAAGATCATTACATCGATGTGCCAGACGAAAAGTATGATGTACTTGAGGCACAAGCTGAAAAAATTTCCAAACTAGAAGAGAAGTTAGACAAATCTATTCAAGAAGTTGTTGAAGCGAAGAAATCTAATAGCGATCTAACCAAGGAAAAGGTTATGAAGGATGTTTCATCTGACTTAACCGCAACTGAAATTGAGAAGTTTGAATCACTTGCTCAAGATGTAGAATACACTGAAGAAAGTGCTTATGTTGAAAAACTAAACACACTTAAAGAATCCTATTTCCCAAAAGCACAGACGATTCAAGAAAATACACATAATGACGTAGAAACTGGCACCGCTGTACAGGACATTACTGAAGATAGTTCAATAGCAGCCTATATGTCTGCAATTGGCAAGACAGTAAAGAGTGCGAAATAATAAATAGTAAGGATAAAAAAGGAGAAACCAAATGTTTCAATCACAAAACTTACAGGAAAAGTGGCAGCCAGTCCTAGAGCATCCCGAACTACCAAAGATCGATGATGCATACAGACGAGCTGTTACTACTGTCATCTTGGAAAACCAAGAAAAAGCTTTAAGAGAAGATAGAGCGTTCCTCGGCGAAGCACCAACTAACGCAACAGGTTCTTCAGTCGATAATTGGGACCCAATCCTAATTTCTCTTGTAAGACAATCAATGCCAAACCTTATCGCATACGATGTGTGTGGTGTCCAGCCAATGACTGGCCCAACAGGTCTTATCTTTGCGATGAGAGCAAGAGCAAAATCACAAGCTGGCGCACAAGCGTTATTTGATGAGGAACTACCACATCTATCTAACCAAGATGCTGCTGGTAACACTGGTGGCGCTGACGCTTCAGGTACTAACCCTGCTGTTCTTAACGATTCACCTGCAGGTACATACTCTTCATCAACAGGTATGACAACTGCTGAGGCTGAAGCTTTAGGTGCAACAACTGCTGACGCATTTGCTGAAATGGCTTTCTCAATCGAAAGACATTCTGTAACTGCTGTTTCAAGAGCTTTAAAAGCAGAATATTCAATGGAACTTGCTCAAGACTTAAAAGCAATCCACGGTTTAGACGCTGAAACTGAACTTGCAAACATTCTATCTGCTGAAATCTTAACAGAGATCAACAGAGAAGTTATCAGAAACATCTACTTCTCAGCTGTAAAGGGTGCTTCTGTAAACACCACAACTGCTGGTATCTTTGACTTAGACACAGATTCAAACGGTCGTTGGTCTGTAGAAAAGTTTAAAGGATTGTTATTTGCAATCGAAAGAGATGCAAACGCAATCGGTCAAGAGATCAGACGTGGCAAAGGTAACATGATTATCACATCTGCTGATGTTGCTTCTGCTTTACAAATGGCTGGTGTATTAGATTACACACCTGCACTATCAAATAACTTAAACGTAGATGATACATCAACAACTTTCGCTGGTATATTAAACGGTCGTTACAAAGTATATGTTGATCCATATGCCGCAAATGTAGCTGCTTCACAATACTACGTAGTAGGTTACAAAGGTACATCACCTTACGATGCAGGTATGTTCTACTGTCCTTATGTACCATTACAAATGGTAAGAGCAGTTGGCGAGAACACATTCCAACCAAAAATTGGTTTCAAAACTCGTTACGGTATTGCTGCTAACCCATTCCACACAGGCATAAGAGCTGCTGGTGAAGATGGTGCGATCTCTATCTCTGCAAATACTAACAAGTATTACAGACGAGTAAAAGTAGCAAACTTAATGTAATCTCATTACATAAAAAAATTGAAGGGGGCTTCGGCCCCCTTTTTTATTTGTACTAAATAATATTATGACAACAGTTTCAAGACAACCGACAACAATGGACTATATTAGTCCTACTCAGTTTAAATTTACAATTGCTCAACTTCCTAAAGTAGAGTTTTTTATTACTAATTGTAATTTGCCAGGTATCAATCTCGGATCAGCAGTAATTCCCACACCATTTAAAACCATTCCGATGATGGGTGATGAATTAACTTTTGACAATTTAAGTATTGGATTTCAGGTATCAGAAAATTTAGAAAATTATGTTGAATTGCATAATTGGTTACTTGCAATAGGATTTCCAAAAAGTAGAGAACAATTCTCACAATTTAGAAGCACGACATCTAATACACCAACTGCAACAAGAGGAGGAGCATCTACAGATATTGGGAAAACTGGTCTACAAACCACCTCAAATCCCCTTTTTAGTGATGCTACATTAACTATTTTATCAAATAAGAACAATCCCTTAGTTGAAGTAAGATTTCAAGATTTATATCCTGTTTCTCTTTCTTCATTAGAATTTACACAAGAAAATACAGGTGTAGATTATATAAAAGCAACCTCAGAATTTACATATAAAATTTACGAAATTGTCACAATATAATTGACATCTTCATAAATTTGTGATAGGATATTCGACATGACCTTAGATGAACTTAAAAAAATTGCATATAAAGATTTACCTGTAGATCATGATCATTTGGATACAGAGGCCTTGAAAAATCAAGAACTATATGCAAAGTTTATTGACTATAAAACAAACTTTGAATTTTTACTTGCAAAGGCAAAAGGTGAGTATAAAGTTTTATATAGAGATAAGTGGGAATATTACGGTGGAAAGGCAGATGCGAAAGTATATGCAACAAAACCTTTTGACTTAAAAGTTCTTAAAGGTGATCTAAACATCTATATCGAATCAGATAAAGAAATCATAGACGCAGAAAATAAGATTGTATATTTGGAAACAGTAACAAAATATATTGACGGCGTATTAAAATCAATTCAATCAAGAGGGTGGGATATCAAAAACGCTATCGAATGGAAAAAATTTGAAGCAGGCATGGTTTAATAATATTCAACAAATGAGTGATGAGGAAATAGATTTTCTTTACTCATGTGTTGCAGAAACGCAAGATGACATTTTAGAAATTGGAATGGGTGGTTCTACTGTTGCTTTTTTAGATGCAACAAAAGACACTACAAGAGAAGTTTGGTCTATTGATATGAAAGACAAACTTGAAGATTATAAAAAAAATATACCTCAAGATTATTTACAACGATTAAATTTTATTCAAGCAGATTCGCACAAAACAGTATTACATAAGAAATTTGGACTATTGTTGATAGATGGTGATCATCACTTTAATGCCGTTAGAAAAGATACAATGTTGTTTTGGGAAAATGTTTCTGATGACGGATTAATTTTATATCACGATTACGATTTACCTCAAGTTAATCAATTTGTAGATTCATGGATAAGTGATTTTGAATACGCATTTATTCACAAAAGACAAAACAATCTTATCGCATTAAAAAAGACTTAGTATGTGGTCGCAAACATATCAAAAAAAGAAGTTAGGTTTAGATATCGAACTAACTACAAATTGTAATGCAAGATGTCCACAATGTTCTAGAACTGATCAACACAATTATTTAAAAAGAAAAGAATGGCTTCCTATAAAACAAGTTTCTCTAAAAGAATTTCAAAATTGGTTTCCTAAATCCGAACATTTAAATTCAATAACTAACTTTCATTTTTCTGGTACATATGGTGATCCCGGTATGTGTAAAGATTTAAAATATATTGTTGAATACATTATCAGTAATACAGATACTACAACTATTTCTATTAACACAAATGGTAGTATGAGAGATGAAGAATTTTGGTTTGAAATCGGAGTGTTAGGAGGTAAAAGATTAAAAATTATATTCGATGTTGATGGTATTGATCAAGAAATGCATTCGTTTTATCGTAGAGGAACAAATCTAAAAAAAATATTAAGTAATATTGAAACAGCATGTCAAACAATGGCAAACATTGCCGTATTAACAGTTGTATTTCAACACAATGAGGATTATGTGGAAGAAATACAAGATATGTGTAGAAAATTGGGTGTCACAGAATTTGATGTAGTAGAGGGAAATAATTTTGAACACGGGCCAACATATTCTTTTATAGATGAAAAAGGAAATCAACAAGAATTAAAACAAATTACACGTAAAGATAGAGAACAGGGTTTAGATAGACTAAACAGAATAGTAAGAGATCATCGACATAATCTTCATGAAACACATAAATATATTGAGTGTGCTGCCGCAAAAGAAATGAGTTTACAAATATCATCAAATGGTCTTGTCACACCATGTTGTTTTTTGTCGCAACCATTAGAACAAATGACTACATATAGACCATACTTAAATCATAACACAAATATAACAACAAATGGTAAAGATGAATTAAATAATGTAATGAAAAAATTTATTAATAGAAATAATGATTTCAATCTCAATCATAAAAATATTGATGAAATAGTAAATGATATTTGGTATACCAAAGAACTATCATCATCATTTCATAGTAAAGATACATCATCATTTGCTTGTAAAAAGGTCTGTGGTAAATGTCTATAACATTCATTCACAAAGTAAATGATGTTCATTTACAAGTAGAGTGTGAACCACATATTGCGAGAGAACTATCTTCTTTTTTTGAATTTGAAGTACCTGGTGCTAAATTTATGCCTGCTTATCGTAATCGATTGTGGGATGGTAAAATTCGTTTATTCTCTCAAAAGACTTGTAAAATCTATGTTGGTTTATTATCATATCTTGAAGATTTTTTTAAAAACAATGAATTAGAATATGTTTTACATGATAATGTTAAATTAGACAAAAACATTGATGTAAAAGATGTTGACGGATTTATTAAGTCATTAAAAATTCCTTTTGAAACTAGGGATTATCAATTCAATGGAATTTGTAAAGCAATAGAAAAATCAAGAGGCTTATTTGTTTCCCCAACTGCATCTGGTAAATCACTTATCATTTATTGTTTAGTTCGTTATTTTAGAATGATGAACAAAAAAATTCTTGTCCTTGTTCCTACTACATCTCTTGTAGAACAAATGACAAATGACTTTGTATCGTATGGTTGGAATGAAAAACATATTCACAAAGTATATTCTGGTCATGATAAAAACTCAGACAAACCTGTTATTATATCAACATGGCAATCTTTATATAAATTACCAAAATCTTATTTTAAACAATTTCAATGTATCTTTGGTGATGAAGCACACACATTTAAAGCAAAGTCTTTGACCAATATTATGGAAAAGTTAGAAGAATGTCCATATCGTTTCGGATTTACAGGAACACTTGATGGCACACAAACACATCGATTAGTTTTAGAAGGATTGTTTGGTAAAGTAGAAAAGGTTATAACAACAAAAGAGTTAATTGATAAAAAAACATTAGCACAACTTAACGCAAATTGTATTATTTTAAAATATAAGGAAGAAGAATGCAAAGAAGTAAAAGACTATAAATATTCCGAAGAAATTAACTTCCTTGCAAGTCATCAAAGAAGAAATAAATTCATCACTGATCTATGTAAAAAATTGAGTGGTAATACTCTTTGTCTTTTTCAATTAGTAGAAAAACATGGTAATATTTTATACGATATGTTAAACGATGAAAACACATATTATGTACATGGAGGCACATCTGCTGAGGAAAGAGAGAAAATTAGAGAAGTTGTTAATCAATCTAAAAAATCAATTATTGTCGCTTCGTATGGTACTTTTTCTACTGGTATCAATATCCCTAATTTGCATAACATCGTGTTCGCAAGTCCAAGTAAAAGTAGGATTCGAGTGCTCCAATCAATTGGGCGTGGATTGCGTAAAGCCGAAACTAAAGATTCCGTTCTAATTTATGACTTATCAGACGATCTTACTTATAAAAGTAAGAAAAACTTCACATTACTTCATTTTGAAGAAAGAATAAATATATACAATGAGGAAAGTTTCTCATATAGGATAGATACGGTAAAAATATGACACATCAAATAATAAAGTTTAGTTCTGGTGATGAAGTTGTTTGTGATATTATCAAAGATGCTGGAGATTATCTCACACTTGAAAAGCCAATGAAAATGTATTTAACTCCTAGAGCTACAAAACAGGGTATCGTGGAATCCTTAACATTATCAAAATGGTTGCATCCATATACAGAACAAGATGTTTTAAAAGTTAGAAAAGATTCTATTATTACAATTGTCTCGGCATCTGAAGGAATGAAAACATTCTATAGAAGACAATTGAAAATCAACCAAAAAGAATTATTAAAAATAAATGATTGGGAAGCAAGAGATTATAATGATGATATGGATGAAGAAGAGATTAAAAGATTCTTAAAAGAACAAGAGCTTCCTAAATCACTTAAAAAGAAATTGCTTAACTAATATATGATGCAAGACAAGCTTGATTATACAGGCATTAAGTTTGATTGTCAATGACTATTTTTATATTGACATCTTTGTTATAGTTATGATATATTAGGAGAAACATATGTCAGAGGAAGATAAGAAAAACAAAATACAAGAGTTAGAAGATAGACTAATGGCTCTTGAAGAAGCACAAGTAGAAGATGAATCAATTGATGAAGAGTTTGAAGAAGTTGATTATGTTGAAGCAAACGATTACGAAAACGACAAAGATGAATTTGATGATAGACTTCAAAAAGCAGAAGAAAAACTTGATGAAGTTCTTGATTTATTAGAAATAGAAAAAGACGACTAATATACATTTAGAGCACCACCTTCGGGTGGTGCCCATTATAAAGGATGATCAGAGTGAGTAAAAAAGATCCTCAACACTACGTAGATAATAAAAAACTTTTTGAAGAAATGAAAAAGTTTAAAATGAAATGTAAGGATGCAGATGCGATTGGTGAAGACATGCCACCTGTTCCCTCATATGTTGGTGAATGTTTTTTAAAGATTGCAAATGGTTTATCTTATAGACCAAACTTTATTAATTACACATATCGAGATGAGATGATATCAGATGGTATCGAAAATTGTTTGCAATATGTCTATAATTTTGATGTAGAAAAATCAAAGAATCCATTTGCTTATTTTACACAAATAATATATTATGCATTTATACGTAGAATTCAAAAAGAAAAAAAACAAACACACATTAAACATAAAATAATTGAAAAGCAAGAATTTAGAACACACGATACATTACCTGTTGATAGTCAAACTTATAGTATTCAAGGTTTCGATGCAACTGTAATGTTACCAGATGAACCTGTTTACAAAACAAAAGAAAAAGAGAAGGTTGAAAAACCAACTGTTCTTGAAGAGTTTATGGAAGAAGAATGAAAGTAGCAATTATAACTGATACACATTTTGGTGCTAGAAATGATAATACATTCTTTTTAGAATATATGATGCAATTTTATGAGGGTGTGTTTTTTCCATATTTGCAACAACATAATATTAAAACTATTCTTCACCTTGGGGATTTAATGGATAGAAGAAAATATGTTTCCTTTAAAACTGCAAAAGAATTTAGAGAAAGATTTCTTTTTCCCATTCAATCAATGAATTTGGATTTTCATTGTCTAGTAGGTAATCATGATGTTTTTTTTAAAAATACAAATGATGTCAATTGTCTTAAAGAACTGATTGATGGTAGATCAAAAAATATTCACATTTATGAAGATGCAACTGATGTAAACATTGGTGGTTTAGATATCTTATTTTTACCATGGATTAATTCACAAAACTACGTTTATAGTATGGGAATGATTGAGGAATCTAAATCAAAAATTGCTATGGGCCATCTTGAAATAAAAGGTTTCAATATGCACAAAGGTATTGTGAGTGATCATGGTTATGATAAAGAAGTATTTGCAAAGTTTCATTCTGTTTTTTCTGGCCATTTTCATACTAAATCAGACGATGGCCAAATTTATTATTTGGGCGCACCATATGAGATATATTGGAATGATCATAATGATACAAAAGGATTTCACATATTTGATACAGAAACTTTAGAGTTGACAAGAATACAAAATCCGTTTAGAATACATGAAAAAATTTATTATGATGATACACAAACAGCATATGAAAATCATGATGTTACACAATATTTAAACAAGTTTGTTAAAGTTATTATTGTTAATAAAAAAGATTTATATCAGTTTGATAGATTTATGGAAAGGTTAATGAAGGCAAATTGTGTAGATGTTAAAGTAATCGAGGATTTTTCTGATTTATCTGCTGATACAGTATCAGATGATATTGTACAACACGCCGAGGATACAACAACACTATTAAGTAAATATGTTGATGAATTAGAAATTGATTTAGATAAAGACAGATTAAAAAGAATGATGCGTGGTTTATATACTGAGGCACAAGATTTAGAAATATGAACAAAGATATATTTGAAAGTATTATAGATGTTGGTAGTGGATTTTTATTAGCGATTATTGTACAATTGATAGTATTTCCTTTGTTTGATTTATATCCTAGTATATTAGATAGCATGGGAATTGCATTGGTATTTACAATTGTTTCAATGATACGATCTGCTTTATGGCGTAGATATTTTAGGATGAGAAAAGTATGATTAATTTTCGTAATGTTCGTTGGAAGAACTTTCTTTCAACAGGAAATAGTTTTACAGAAATACAATTAGATCAAAATAATACATCTTTAATTGTGGGCGAAAATGGTGCAGGTAAATCTACTATTTTAGATGCACTATGTTTTGGATTGTTTGGAAAACCTTTTCGTGTAATTAGTAAATCACAATTAGTTAATACTATTAATGACCGAGAAGCAGTTGTTGAAGTTGAATTTAATATTGGAACTAAAGAATGGAAAATAATTCGTGGCATCAAACCAAATACATTTGAAATCTATTGTGATGACATACTTATTAATCAAGATGCAAATTCTAGAGATTATCAAAAATATTTAGAACAAAATATTTTACGTTTAAACTATCGTTCATTTACACAAGTTGTTATCTTAGGATCATCAACATTTATTCCTTTTATGCAACTAAAAGCAGCTCATCGTAGAGAAGTTGTTGAGGAAATACTTGACATTAAAATCTTTTCTATCATGGCAATGTTAATGAAACAAAAAATAAAAGACATATCCGATGAGATAAAAGAGTTAGATTATCAATTTGAACTTGCTGTAGAAAAAATTGCAATGCAACAAAACTACATCGATGATATGAAAGCAAATAAAGATAAAATCATCAAAGACAAATTAGATGCATTTGATAATAATCAACAAGTATTAAATGAAAGAACAGATGAAGTTAGTGAACTTGAAACACAAAGTAATGAACTAAAAGAAGAAATCAAGGACGTTGATAGTGTAAATCGTAAATTGAAAAAATTAAATAATGTTCGTGCAACACTTATAGAAAAACATAAACAACTAACAAAAGATGTTGACTTTTTTAAAAATAATGAAAACTGTCCTACATGTTTACAGGATATTGAATCATCTCACAAAGAAAGTATGGTATCTGATAAAGAACACAAGATAGTTGAAATTGTAGATGGTGCAACACAATTAAAGGATCAATTAAAAGAAGTTGAAAATAGACTTGATGAGATTAATGATATCACAAAAAGAATACGTGAAAATGAAGTAAAAAGAGCAGAATTAACATCATCGATTACAGAATTAGAAAGATATAATAAAAGATTACAAGATGAAGTTTCTTCTTTTGAAGAAGGGTCAGTTTCAGAAACAGACATTGAAAAACTAAAAAAGATGAAAGATCATTGTAAAGGTGTTGAAGAATCAAGAAGTAAAAAAAAGGAAGAAAGAGTTTATACTCATGCAGTAAGAGATATGCTTGATGATAGTGGTATTAAGACTAAGATTATTAAACAGTACTTACCAATTATGAATCAGTTAATTAACAAGTATCTTATGTCAATGGAATTTTATGTCAACTTTAATCTCGATGAAAATTTTAATGAAACAATAAAATCAAGATTTAGAGATACATTCAATTATGCGTCTTTTAGTGAAGGTGAAAAAATGAGAATTGATCTTGCACTATTATTTACATGGAGAGCCATTGCAAAGATGAAAAACTCTACGAATACAAATCTTTTAATTCTTGATGAAATATTTGATAGTTCATTAGATGGTCAAGGAACAGATGAATTTTTACGTATATTAAATACTTTAGATAATGAAAACGTATTTGTTATTAGTCATAAAGGTGATCAATTAGCAGATAAATTTAGAAACAGTATTAGATTCGAAAAAGTTCAAAATTTTAGTAGAAT